CAGGCGTCATACGAATCGCCGCAGCGTTCTAGTATTTCCTGCGCTTGGTTGTAATATTCTTGTGTATTGACAATGTATAAAACGATTGTGTCGGTTGCTAAACTCATGTGTTACTCCTTGCTGGTTGTGAAGCGGCTTACGCCGCCTCCTTGAGTGCTGCTGCTTTTTTCTCTGCCCATTCTTCTTCGCTGAAGAAGTCGGAAGGCCATTCAGTGTTTTCAACTACGATGATTGTGACGTAGCCGTTATCCACAACCTTGGCAATGCCTTTTTTCTGAAGGCTGGAAACTACGCCGCGCAAAACGCTAGTAGTCAGACCAGTCTCATCAGCTAACGCATCGAAACCGCACTGGTCAAGCAAACAAATATCGTAAAGCGCGTTGATCACTGTAGATTCTAAGTTTGTCATTTTGTTCTCCTTGCTGGTTAAGTGCCGCCGAACCCCGACGACAAAGAGAGTATCGCATCTTACTGGTAAGATAACAACCCCCTTAATGTAAAAAAGTTGAAATAATTTGCACAAGGGTGATAATTGGTCTACGGCAACCGCCCAGCCGAGAACTTGGGTGAGTTAACAGGGATCAAACAAAATGGCAGAAGTCGAGGAGATATACGAAGAAGAGCAGGACGTTGAAGAGGAGCTTGAGATTGAGGACGCAGCCATCGATGAAGTCGATGAGGGCGAGCCTGAAGCAGAAGAAGCAGAATCAGAAGAGCCTGACGAAATAGTAGTATCCATTGACGGTGAGGAACCGCCGCCTCAAGAAGAGCAAGCCGCACCCGAATGGGTCCGAGAGCTTAGACGCGAACACAGGGAGTTGAAGAAACGTAATCGAGAATTAGAGAGCCGGGTAAACCAGTCAACTGAGACCAATCCAGTTGTTAGCTTGGGACCGAAGCCGAATCTTGAAGCTTTAGATTACGACACCGAGAAATACGAGCAGTCGCTGGCTGACTGGTACGAGCGTAAGAAACTCGTCGATGATCAGCAGAGCCAAGTCCGCCGCGCCGAAGAGGAGCAGCAACAGGCTTGGAACGCGAAGCTGGAGGGTTACGTTGAGGCCAAGACCAAGTTAAAGGTCAGGGACTATGACGATGCTGAGGAAGTCGCGCAGCAGATGTTCAACGTAGTTCAACAGGGCGTTGTAATTCAAGGTGCTGAGAACCCTGCGCTAGTGATTTACGCTTTGGGTAAGAACCCCAAGAAGGCTAAAGAGCTTGCTGCAATAGACGATCCCGTAAAGTTTGCCTTTGCGGTGGCAAAATTGGAGAGTAATTTGAAGATTGGAAATCGCAAGGCTGCAACACAGCCCGAGAGAACGGTATCGGCAACGGCACCATCGAGCGGAGCTGTGGACTCAACCCTAGAACGGCTGCGAGAAGAAGCGGCGCGGACAGGTAACATGGATAAGGTCATGGCCTATAAGCGCGCGCAGAAACGAGCGGCGAAATAAATTAAAAGGAGCCAATCATGGCTAATTCGTTTAGTAAAGAAGAGCGCGTAGCGTTCGAAAACATCTTGGAAGGTTTCCACGATGCATTAGTGTTAAGCAGAAACGTTGGTGTTTACACCACCGATCAGGTAATGATGGAACGCACCAATGACGTTATCTGGCGTCCGATGCCTTACATCGGCACCTCTATCGATGCCGCTCCCGGTGTAGATATTGCTGCTGACTACAAAAACTTCACTCAGTTGGCAGTGCCTTCTACCATTGGCTTCAGCAAAGCAGTACCGTTCACAATGAACGCTCTGGAATTGCGCGATGCCTTGCAAGAAGACCGACTCGGTGCGGCTGCTAAGAACAAGCTTGCCTCTGACATCAACGTAGCAATTATGAATGTTGCTGCTTTGCAAGGCACGTTGGTTGTTAAGCGGACTGCTGCTGCCTCTGGCTATGATGACGTTGCACAAGCTGACGCGATCATGAACGAGCAGGGTGTGCCCGACTACGAGCGGACTTTGGCTTTGTCTAGCCGCGACTACAACGGTATGGCAAACGATCTGTCTAAGGCTTCACGATCTTTCGGCAACGAAAAGTCTGACTCAGCCTATGAGCGCAGCCGTGTTGGCATGGTAGCTGGCTTTGATACGTTGAAGCTTGACTACGCTAACCGAATCACTGCTGCTGCTGGCGGCGGTGCGATCACTATCGACACGCAAAATGCTGCTACGAACTACCTCGTTCCTGCTGCAACTAGCAACGCAGTTGGTGGTCAGATCAACGTTGACAACCGATACCAGACTGTAACTGTCTCTAGCACTACTAACGTAGCCGCTGGTGACGCGTTCACAATCGCTGGGGTTGAAGCCGTTCATCACATCACTAAGCAGTCTACTGGTCAGTTGAAGACGTTCCGAGTTATCTCGGTAACCAACGGCACGACTATGGTGATCTCACCCGGGATCATCTCAAACCAAGTAGCATCTGATGCCTCGGCTCAGTACCAAAACTGTATCGTTACCCCAGCGGCTGCTGCGGCAATCGTGTTCTTGAACACGACCACTGCCTACGCAAACCCGTTCTGGCAGCGTGACGCTTTGGAACTGCTCCCCGGACGGTACGCTGTACCCTCTGACGCAGGCACTGCGGTAATGCGCGGAACCACTGATAACGGCATTGAGCTGGTTATGCAGAAGTTCTACGACATCAACACGATGACCACCAAGTATCGGTGCGACACGTTGTTCGGTGTAGTGAACAAGCAGCCAGAAATGTCTGGAATCATGTTGTTCGGACAGGTGTAAAAAATGGCGGGGGGCTTCGGCCCCTCGTTTCTTTTTAGGAGCGTGATATGCCGTTGAAAAAGGGTTATTCTAAGGGCACCATCTCAAAGAACATTAAGACCGAGATGAAGGCAGGCAGGCCGCAGAAGCAGGCCATTGCCATTGCACTGAGCACCGCTAGGACCGCTAAGAAGAAGGCAAAGAAGAAATAATGTTTGAACCTAAACTGGTATACAAGTCCCCCGGCGATCAGCATGGACCGGAAGGCAAAACATATTCATGGGTTGGCGTCAAGACTCAAGAGGAGTTGGACGGCAAGCTCGCAGACGGTTGGCACCTAACACTAGGTGAGGCCATTGCACCCAAGGAAGCGCCAAAGCAAACAGAGATCCCGTCAGATGACTCAGCACCTACCCGCTCAGAGCTTGAAGAGAAGGCCGGTCAGTTGGGCTTAAAGTTTGACGGAAGAACCTCAGACAGTAAGCTGGGCCAAAGAATCATTGACGCACTAGGACAACAAGATGGGATGGACGAAACGTCAGTACATTGAGCAAGCCTTCGAAGAGGTTGGTTTAGCAGCATACGTCTTTGACTTGACCCCAGAGCAGCTTCAGAGCGCGCTCAGAAAGCTTGACGCCATGATGGCTGAGTGGAACGCCAAGGGTTTACGACTTGGCTATCCTTTGCCGTCATCACCACAGGACAGCAGGCTCGATGAGCAGACCTACGTTCCAGATCTGGCAAACGAGGCCATTTACACAAATCTAGGTATTCGGATCGCACCGTCATTTGGTAAGGGCATCATGCCTGACACCAAGGGCATCGCTAAGATGGCGTATAATACGGTCGTTCAGGCGTTTGCGGGACCAATTCCACAGCAGTTGCCACGGACTATGCCCTTGGGCGCAGGCAACAAGCCTTGGCGACGATATGACGATCCGTTTGTACCACAACCCGTTGACCCTGTACTTGCAGGCGATGACGGCGTATTGATTTACAACTAGGAGGCTAAGATGCCCACGATTAACCAACTGCCAACGATTACGACCCTATCCGGTGGTGATCAGTTACCAGTTTACGCGACAAGCAACGGTGACGCTCGCAAGGCTTCCATTACGACTCTGGTTGATTACTTTCAGAAGACGTTTGCCGACCCAAATTACACGGTAGTAATTAATGCGCCGACCAACTCAGGCTTTAACATTGCGCTGGCTGCGTCATCTCAATCGATCTGGTTGATTATGAACCCAACTGGTACGTTTGCTGCGGGTTCGGTGACACTGCCGCCGGTAGCTGACTGCTACGATGGTCAAGAGATCATCATGATATCAACCCAGACCATTAGCGCGCTGACGATCAACGGCAATGGCGGGACGTTGGTGGGTGTTCCTGCCTCCTTGGGGGCGGGTAGCTCATTCACGATTCGGTTCAATGAACTACAGTCAACGTGGTACACCATCGTAAACAGCCTGCAAATCGCTGGCATTGACGTTGTAACGACCACAGGGGTTCAGACCCTTACCAACAAGACGATGAGCTTTGGCAACAACACCTTCTCAGCGACTTCGTTGCAGTTATTTAACGCGCTGTCAGACAAGACTGGTTCTGGTCTGGCGGTGTTTAACACTAGCCCTACATTGGTCACTCCGATCCTTGGAACGCCCACCTCGGGCACCCTAACGAACTGTACGGGCCTGCCAACGACCGGGCTAAGTGGACTGGGCGTAGGAGTTGCAACATTCTTGGCAACCCCAAGCAGTGCGAACTTAGCAACTGCTCTGACAGACGAGACTGGGACTGGTTCGGCGGTATTTAACACAAATCCAACCATCGACGGGGCTAACTTCACTGGACACGCTCAGACGGCCCCAGTGGCTGGCTCAAGCACTGGTGGAGTATTGACCTTAGATATGACCGAGAGCAACGTGTTCACCAGCACTTTAACTGAGAACGTAGCAACGCTTACTTTGAGCAACCCGGCTCAGGGTCAGACCGTGAATATTCTGTTAACTCAGGACGCAACCGGCAGTCGAACGATGGCGTGGCCCGGGAGCTTCAAGTGGCCCGGCGGTACTGCAAGTGTTTTGTCAACCAATCCCAGTTCAGTTGACCTTTTGGTCGTTAGCTATATTGGAACGTCTTGGTACGCTTCACTGCTAAAGGATCTTTCATGAGTTTTGCTGCTAGAACATTCACCGGAATTGATGCGTCTACATCTTTGGGCGCGTATCTAAAGGCTGGGTCTTATGCCGCTTTTAGTGCGTCTCCAGCTTATGCGGTATGTTCTTGGACAGCAAAAACCGATGGCGATGTTGCAGTTTCTGCGATATTTCCTGATGCCTACACTTGGCTAATTGGCTCAGGCGTATCGAGCGACTATCAAATTAGGTTTACGAAGACCGCTGGAATAAACCCCGCGGGTAGTTCGGTTGGAGTCTGGCTGCTTATTTCTACTAACATACAGTGGCTTGTGACGAGTAACGCCGGTCAAGTTTTCAGCACCGGAACTATTGAAATCAGGGAGGCTGCGGTTCCGAATACGGTTTTAGCGTCTAAACAGGTAACAATATCTGCTGAAGGAAGTCTTTAATGGCTACACCGGCAAAGGGTAAGGCAAAGGTCAAGGTAACCGCAGCAGGCAAGAAGGTCAGCTACGGTCAGGCCGGTCAGGCTAGCGGTGGCGGGGCTAGAGTTAAGCCCGGGACTAAGAAGGGTGACGCATACTGCGCTAGATCTGCCGGTCAGATGAAGAAGAACCCGAAGGCGGCTGCAAACCCAAACTCACCGCTGAGATTGTCTCGGCAGCGTTGGAAGTGTTCAGGTACAAAGTCAAGGAGATCGTAATGGCTAGTAAAGGATTGTACGCAAACATCGCGGCGAAGAAGAAAAGAATCGCGGCAGGTTCAGGTGAGAAGATGCGTAAGCCCGGCGCTAAAGGCGCTCCATCTTCTAAGGCATTTAAGCAGGCAGCTAAGACCGCGAAGAAAAAGTAATGTGGCCCAAGCAGAAAGTAATTAAGCGAAAGCCTAAGCCTAAACCTAAACCCGGCTACTGAGTTGAAAAAATGCAGATACCAATCCTTAACGGTATTTTTACTGATGACACTCAGGCAGAGATCCGCACA